CTCGATTCCGACGACGGCGATATCGACTACGACAAAGCCACGAAAATTGAGACCGACGACGGCGGCGTCATCGTCTACATCGGTCCCAGGCGCATCCCGAAAGAAGATACTGAGTTCGACGATAACCTCGCCGAAGCTCTCCCCGACACTCAGCTCAACGCGCTCGCCGACGAGCTGATCCGGCTCATCGAACAGGACAACGAATCCCGCCGCGAGTGGCTCGACACGCGCGCTCGCGGCATGGAGCTGATGGGCCTGCGCATCGAGGCGATGAGGTCGAACGGCTCCGACGGCAGCGCGCCGCTTGAGGGCCAGTCGCAGATCCGGGCGACGCTACTGGCGGAAGCGGTAATCAGATTCGGTGCCAACGCCTTCGCCGAGCTGTGCCCCAGCGATGGGCCAGCCAAGGTCTCCGAAGATACATCTGGCTCGACTGAAGATCTCGACACGCTGTCCAGTGCGCTGGAGCACGATCTCAATCACTACCTGACCGTCACCGATAAGGTTTGGGTTCCCGACACGGACCAGATGCTCCTCCGAGTGGGTCTCGATGGTTGTGTCTTCAAGAAAATTTATCATGACCCCATCCTGAGACGGCCGGTCAGTCGAGCGGTGTTCGGCGATGATCTGATCGTCAACAATTCGTCGACCTCGATCTATGACGCGGGCAGGATAACGCATCGCGTGTTCATGCGCCCCAGCATGATTCGCCGCATGCAGCTCGTCGGAGCCTATCGCGACATCAAGCTCAGCGATCCTGGGTACATCGAGAAGGGGCCGATCGAGCTTCAGGGCGAGCAAATTTCAGGCATCCGCAAGTTCGACAGCTGGGAACAAGACGATCGCGATCACGAGATCCTCGAATGCTACTGCGAGCTGGACCTAGAGGGGTTCGAGCACGAGACCGACGGCGAGGCCGACGGGTTGGCGGTTCCCTACAAGGTGGCGATCCACAAGGAGACAAGAACAGTCCTCGAACTCAGAAGGAATTGGACCGAAGAAGACGAGATGTGTCTGCCAAAGACGTTCTTCGTCCAGTTTCCATTCATCCGTGGGTTCGGATTTTATGCTATTGGCCTCAGCCATCTACTTGGCAATATTACAAACGGCATCACGGCTGCTTGGCGAGAGATCGTCGATGCTGGCATGTTTGCAAATTTTCCAGGCCTTCTAGTTGCGAAGGGCGCGGCTAGACAGAATAACAACATATTCAGGATTCCGCCAGGGGGTTCGGCCGAAGTCGAGACCGGAGGTTTGCCCATCCAACAAGTTGCGATGGGCATGCCGTACAAATCACCAGACGCGGTCTGGACGAGCTTCGTTCAGCAGCTCAATCAGGAGGGCAAGAGCCTCGGCGGCACGGCCGAGATCATGGTGGGCGAGGGCCGCCAGGACGCGCCCGTCGGCACGACGCTCGCCCTCATCGAGCAAGCGATCAAACCGCTCATGGCGACGCACAAGAGACTGTGCGCGGCCCAGTCCGACGAGCTTCAGCTCCTATGCGAGCGCTTCAAGGAAGATCCCGAGAGCTTTTGGCGCTCGAACAAGCGCATGGCTTGGGATTGGGACTCGCAAGTCTTTCTCCTGGCGCTCCAGCGAAGCGAAATTGTCACGCGCGCGGACCCAAATACGGCCTCGCATCTCCAGAGAATGTTGCGCAACGCGGCCCTCTATCAGATGGCGAAAGACGAACCGGGCGCCTTCAACGTCACGACGATCCGCCGCATGTGCATTCGCGGCATCGGCTTCTCGAATCCGGACCAGTTCCTCAATCCGATGCCGCAGGGTCCGCCGCCGGACCCGAAAGCCCAGGCTGCGATGTTGACGGGCCAAGCGGCGATGCTCGATGCGAACACGAGAGCCGGTCAGCTCCAGCTCGACATGCGCGACAAGCCGCTCGACGACCAGCAGCATCAGGTCGACGCCCAGGTGAAGATGGCGACGGCGCATATGGGGCTGCAAAAGCAGCAGCTGGCGACCAAGACGGCGGGCTTCCAGGCCCAGAACGAGGCCCGCAAGCCGCAAATGGAGCGCGAGAAGCACGGTTTCGAGGGCCAGCAAGCCCAGCTCGACCGCATGCACGATACGGCGACGCAAATGCGCGACCAAGCGCACGAAATGAACCTCGAAAGGGGCGGCTGGGCGCACGAAGATGCGCGGGAGATGCGCTCGCAGCAGCATGAGCAGCAGATGGGCGCGCGCGATCAGATGCACGAGCGGGTCATGGGCGCGCAGCAGCATCAATTCGAGGCTGTGCAGGGCGCACAGGACCGGCAAATGGACGCCGCGAACGCTCAGCAGGACCGCGCGCACGAAGATCAGATGGGGCAGCGCGAACAGGCGATCGAATCGCAGCGCGAAGAGCGCGGCCGACAGCATGAAGACCAGATGACGGAGCGCACGCAGCAGCACGAGCGCGTCATGGGCCAGCAACAGGCCCGTGCGAAGATCCAAGAGGTGAAGGCGCGGCCTCAACCGCAGCGATCGGCCAGCTCGGGCTCAGATCGGCAGAAGCGGGCGAGCGGCGGCTCGGTCCAGCATCAGGTCGAGACGCCCTACGGCACGGCGCGGCGGGCGCCGGACGGTGAATTTTACGTCCAGCATCCTCACACCGGGCAATATTTCAGGATTCGGAGGCGCGCATGAGCCAAGCACTCAATCCCCAAGAAGCCGCCACGCTTTTCTACTCCGGGGAGCCGATGGCGTTCGTCGCCGTGCCCACCGAGAGCTTCGTCTGCGGCCAATACCAAGGCCAGCGCGCCCTGGTCATGCCGCTCCCGTTCGATGACGCGGTCGCGTACTTCACCGAGCATCCCGTCATGCTCTACGACCCCGACGCGCCGACGATGACGGCAACAATCACGGCTGGAACCCCCTACCCCCAGCTTGATAGGAGAGGAAACCATGGTCGAACTCGTTAATGGACAATCTGTCGATCTGAGCGTCGCCTACACCGATTCTCAGGGCGCGCCCGCCCCGGCTCCGGGGCCGGTCAACTGGACCTCGTCCGACACCTCGATCGTGACCGTCTCGTCTGGGGACGAGGACGAGTCGGCGACCGCGACCTCGGTCGCGGAAGGCACCGCGACCATCACCGCCGAGTCGAACGGGATCACTTGCGGCATCGACATGATCGTTGGCGCAGGCGATGCCGTGGCGACTGAAGGGGAAATCACGGCGGGCGAGCCCTACGACACGACGGGATCGCCGGATCAGGGCCTGCCGATCGGCGGCTTGGGCGGTCGTCTGCCCGGTCAACAGCCGCAGCGCCCGCCAGCTCAGCAGGCTCCCGCGCAGCGGCAGGGCCAGCCGGTTGTTAGGACGACGACTGTCAGGCGGTAATGGTTGACGATCTCGGCGAGTACGACGTCCAGCCCGTCGAAGGAAATCCCTTCGGCGCGATGGCGTCGTCGCCGAACGACTATGACGTTGCGCCGGTCGATCACGATCCTTTCGCGGGCGCTGGCGAAAACCCGGCGCCAGACCAGTTCGAGCTAGCGTCTCGGCAGCCCGAGGCGCCAGCCGCGCGCAATATGCCTTACCCAGGCCAGTTCGATCCGAGCAGTGTTTATGCGAAACCGCCGCTCGATCCCCGCGACCGCGATCTCCTCATCAAGACTGTCTACGGCGAAGCGAGTGACCAGCCGACACTGGGTCAAGCGGGGGTCGCGCACGCCATCCTGAATCGGGTCCGCGCTGGCGGCTACGGCCAGGGGATCGAGGGCGTCGTCCACGCGGGCGTCCCGAACCCTCGCGATGCTGCGCGTGGCTTTCACGAGTTCTCGCCTTGGAACCCTCCGGGAGTGCCTGAAAGCAACCCCACAGCGCAGAACCTTTCCCCCGATTCCAGAGACCCGCGTCTGGCCAAGGCCTACCGCGACATCGGCACTGTCGTCGATGATGTCTATGCGGATCGCATCCCCGATCCGACGCACGGCGCCACGCACTACTACGGCTACATGCCGCATCCGCCGCCATGGGCTCCGGCGCTCGCCAAGCAGAACCGGGTCAAGATCGGCGGCCAGACCTTCGTCGGCGGCGCGGAAGGCCCCGGCCGATCGATGCAGACGGCCACCGGCTACGCGGGCGGCGCCCCAGTGCAGCTGAATGCGGATCTGAGGCGTCGCCTCGCGCTGCTGACCCGGCCTCGATCTGGATTCGCCGACGGCGGGCCGCCGGACCCGAACGATCCCAACAATGCTGCGTTCGCCCAGATCGAGGGGCAAGCGCGCGCGGTCGACGCCAATGATCCTACGGCGCCCGCTCCAGCTCCGGCCCCCGCTCCGACAACTTGGTACGGGAGGTGGGGCCAGACGCTTGGGGATGAACTCAGCTCTGTAGGGCCAGCGGTCAGCGCGGCGACGGAAGGCCTCGGGAAGTTCGGCGCCAGCGTCGCCGCCAACCCGGTGGGTTATGGCCCGCTGAGCTTCCGCACCATGAGCCCGGAGAGCGAGGCGCTCCTCGGCCGCGATTTCACCGGGATGCTCGATTCGCCGATGCTCGGCGAGGTGGCTGGCATGCCTCGGGCGCCGGAGGCTGTTGCGCCGCGCGTCGGGGCGACGGGCTCGGATGTCTCGGCTGGCGCGTCCGCGTCTCGCGCGCAGATCATGGACATCAACGGCGTCAAACGTCACATCGATCCTGAGTTCCCCGAGAGCCGCGTCGGAACCGCAGTCCCGTGGAAGGAGGACGCAAACGCTCCGATCGATGCCGAACAGGCCGCTCATGCAAACAACGACGCGCATGTCGGCATGGAGTTGGCGGATCAAGTGCCGAGCTATGGCAAATCCGTCGCCAATATGGTCCGCAACGGCAGGATTCCCTACGTCAAGGTGGCGCCTGGGGCGAGCGACGCGGCGGTGCAAGAAGCTCTAATCGAGCACATGAAGAACAATCTCCTCGGCCTCTACAACCGAGTGAGCGGCGCCGTGCGCAGCGGCTCGAAACTCTGGTACGAGGGCGCGAATAGCCGATCGCAAGGCATCGCTCAGACCCACGATATCCCGCACGAGAACGCGGCTGGCGTTGTCGCGGCGATGTCGCCGCAGAAAGACTGGGACCAGAACGTCGCGCTCGCGGACTGGGTGGCTCATACCGCTGGCACGACCGCTGACGACGCCACGATGAGCCCGCAGATGACCGACTGGGTCAATAAATACGCTCTCCGCAAGGATTCGGAGCGCGTCGTGACCGACCCGACAACGGGCAAGGAGACGCGGTTCAACGCGAGAACCGGCGAGCAGATGGCGCCCAATTCAGTCAGCCGGGAGGACGTTCAAAGGCAACTTGCCGAGGTCAATGGAGTGCCATGGGGTCAGATGGACCCGGACCAGAAGGCTTTCTACACGCGCGCCTATTACGAGGCGCACGGGCCGCCCGATCATCTGATCGCGACCGATGACCAGACCGGCGAAGCCTCGCACTGGATCGATGACAAGCTCGACCGCAAGTACGGCTATTACATCAACAATCCGGACGGGACCCACAACGGCGTGCTCGCGCGTTACGGGGATGAGTTCCCCAACAAAAAGGGCCAGCCGATCCCAGTCTCGTGGGGCTCGACCGGCGAAGTCTCGAACGCCATCAAGGCGTTTGGCGCGAACAGCATGAGCGACATTTCAGAGGCGCTCGGCGGCGGCCACAAGGTGCGCTCGTTCTTCAACAACATCATCGCGCCATGGTCGCAGAAGGGCGATGTCACCAGTGACACGCACGCCGTGGCGGCGGCCCTCTTACGCCCGCTGGGCGCGGGCTCGCCGGAGGCCGCGTCTGGTATGGGCGCCGCTAGTCCGGGCAATGCCGAAACGGGGCTCAATGGATTTTATCCGCACGTCGCCGAGGCTTATCGCAGGGCGGCTGCGGAGGCGGGGGTTCTGCCGCGCGAGCTGCAATCCATTACGTGGGAGGCGCTTCGCGGCCTTTGGTCAGCGAGAGAGAAGAGCGCCAAGTCGAACGTGAGGACGGGCTTTGTCTCTCAAACCGACGCGACCAACGGCATCTGGCAGCGTTACGCCAACAACCAGATGACGATGCAACAGGCTCACGACGCGATCCTCGGCCCGCAGGGCGAGAGGATCAGAGCGCCGCGATGGTTCTCGACCTTTCAGCCCTGACCTCGCTTGCGGAAGGGCGGCGGCATCATGTCCTCGACCTCCGGCGGCACTTGATCCGGAACGTCATCGAACACGTAATTGCGTCGTAGCCACCTCTCGCGCGTGAGCGGCTCGCCGCTCTTAAGCATGCCACGGACGTGTGGGCTCGTTCTCGCCCATTGCTGCCAGTTCGGATGATTTCTCGGGGGTAGCTGTGCCATCGTCTCGACTCCGTTTGCACCAACTGCAAATGTAAGGGCTCTTTCGCGCAATTGCAATCGGCGCCATAAATCCGCGCGTGAAAGGCTGGACCCCAGAGAGGGTTCCGCCATGGGCGAACATTCACAGAAAGCCTTTACGGCCGACAAACTGAAAAAGTTTGAGGTCTCGGGCAAAAATGGCGGCGGTTCCTCAAGCGGGGATCGAGCCGCACGGGCGGATAATTTCGGGAAGACCGCCGCCCACCAGAGCGATTCGTCTACGTCGGCTTTTGCCGCTGGCGGAGCTGCGAAGGCGCCGTCGCTCGGCCGCGCCGGTCGCGCGAAGGGCGGGCGCATCAACCGTCCCGCCGTGGCCTCGGCGGACTTTGGGAAGTCGAAGACCGGCGGCAACGCCCCCGGCAAGATTCCGGACAACGAAGGCGGCAAGGCCCGCAATCTCTCCATGCTCACCGACGGCGGGCCTCGATCTTATGGCGATCGGCCGCTGATCGTTGGGCATGGCGACGAAAACGCCCTGCGCGCCAGGGGCGGCAAGATCAAGCGCGCCAAGGGCGGCCGGATCGGGAGGCAGCTCGGCGGCGGATTGGGTGGTCCTCCACCGCAGACGCCTCCAGGCATGCTCGCGCCACCTCCGCAGGGCCAGATCCCTGGCCTACCGGGCCTGGGCCGCGCCAAAGGCGGCCGAACCAATCTCGCGCGCGGCGGCAAGGCCAAGGGCGCCAAAGGGAAGACCGTCGTCAACGTGATCGTGGGCGGTAAGGATCACGATCAGCCGCCGCCGCCCACGCCGCCGATCATGCCGCACCCGATGGTGCCGCCGCCGCCGCCACCGCCGCCGCCGCAGGGGGGCATGCCGCCTGGGATGCCTCCAGGCATGCCGCCTGGGATGCCCCCAGGCGCTGGCGCCGCGCCTCCTCCGCGACCGCCCATGCCGCCTCCTGGCGGGATGCCGCCTGGGATGCCTCCTCCGGGCATGGGCCGCGCGCACGGCGGGCGAATCTCCGAGAAGTTCGGCGCGGGCTCCGGCCGAGGCCGCCTGGAGAAGACCAAACGCGAGAACAGCGGGAAGGTGATGTTGTCCGAATGAGCGCAGAACAGGTGCGGGGAGTTCCGATCGGGGCGACGGGTGAGGCTGCGGGCAGGACGTTGTCGACCGCGAATGTCGCCAGCGAGAGCGACGAGCGCACCGTCAACAACGCTGTCCGTCACCAGTACCGCGTGCTCTCCGATCCGGAGAAGGCGGCGATGGTGCGCCTCAAGGATCTCGGCCTCGGGTTCCTCAAGGCGATCGACGATTGCGTGCCGGTGGGCCGCGAGCGCTCGCTCGCCCGCACCAAGGTGGAGGAGGCGGTCATGTGGGCCGTCAAAGGCCTCACGCAATGATCGAGCGGAGCTGTCCGCGCTGCGGCAAACCAGTGAAGGGAACCGGCAGGACGGGAATGTGTCGGGCTTGCGCGTGCACCTTGTCGAACAAGCGCCGGGACTTCAATCCGTGGAAGCATCCGCACGCGTATCGCCATCGCACCCGGCGCAGCGCGCCCGTCACCTTGGCGGGGAGCGCCGAATGACCGAGCTGGGCGACCGATTCCGCGAGTTCGCGGCGCTCTGCGACAGCCAGCCGAAATTCGTCGCGGCGGGCATCGTCGCGCGGCCGAACGAGACGGTCGTCGCGGTGTTCACCGAGACTGAAGATCGAGCCCCCGAGACGGTCGCGATCGGGCTCTATCACGGCGTCATGACGCCGACTGAGCACCTCGACTATTTCCGCGAAGCGGAGACCGCCTGATGGACGCGATGTCGATCTTCGTCGCGAAGAAACTGACCGAGCGGATCGAGGCGAAGCAGAAGGAAATGCTGCGCCCGCTCATCAACGGCGCGGCGGCTGACTTCCCCGACTACAAAAAGCGCGCCGGATATCTGGAGGCGCTTGGCCACGTCCTCGAATGGATCGAGCAAATCGACAACGAGGAAGACGATCAAGGAAGAGGACCCCTTGCCCGCGCATCATAGGATCATAACCCTCCACATCGAGGACCCCCGCGATACCATCTGGAACGGCTGCGGCGATGATCTCGAAAAGGTCGATCCGTTCGCTCAGCAAGTGCTGATCGCGACCTACATCCGGCCCGCGACCCGCACCGCAGGCGGCCTGGAGATCGCCGAAGAGGCGGTCGACGAGGATCGCTACCAGGGCAAGGTGGGGATGGTCCTGAAGAAGGGGCCGCGCGCCTTCGTCGATGACGGCATCGTCAAGTTTTACGGACAGGACGTCGAGCCAGGAGACTGGGTGGTCTATCGGGCGAGCGACGGCCTCAAGGGGATGATCGGCGACCGCGAGGTGCGCTTCATCAACGACGTCTCCATCAAGGGCAAAATCGATCACCCAGATGCGTGGTTCTGATGGCCAGAGTAACGGAAGACCCCGAGCAGCAGACGCATTTCGGCGCGCTCATCGACGAACCTGACGAAAGCCTCCAGCCGGAGGACCGATTAGAGCCAAAAACCGTCGTCGTCGGCGGCATTCCGGTCCGCAGCGGCGACAAGAAGCCAACGCCCAAGGCGGCCGACGTCGAGGTCGAGCTGCCGATGCGCGCCTCGCCGGAGCCGGAGGCCGAGGACGAGGGCGTCCTTGAGCTGAAGCGCCAGCTCTCCAACCAGATGGCGATGACGAATCGGGCGGCCGAAGTCGCGCGAAACGAGCATCAGGCCCGCATCCAGGCCGAGCGCGGCCTCACGCAGTCGAATGTGCAGATGGTCGATGCCGCGATCGAGTCGGCGAAGCGCGATTCCGAGCAGGCCAGAGCCTATTTCCAGGGCGCGCTCGATCGCGGCGACCACAGGGGCGCGTCTGAGGCCCAGGTTCTTCTCTCGGACGCCCGAGCGAACCTCCTGCGGCTGATGGAGATGCGCGAAGGCGTCGTCGCCGAGGCGCAGCAGCAGCCCCAACCGCCGCGCCAGCAACCGCAGCCGCGCCAGCAACCGCAGTACGCGGACCCGGCGCAAGTGATGCAGGCGAACGTACATAGGCTTTCCGGTCACCTCGACCAAACGGGCTTCCCGAAGAGCGCCGAGTGGATCAGGAGCCACCCCGAGGCGGTCAGGGATCAGGCCGGGATCGATGGGATCGACGGCGCGCACCGCATCGCCGTGAACAGGTTCAAACTCATCCCCGAAACGGACGCCTACTTCGACAAAATCGAGGAATTGCTTGGCGTGGGAGACGCACCGCAGATGACACAGACCCGCCAGGGCCAGCGCCAGCTGACCCAGAGCCGCATGGCCGCGCCAGCGCGCGCCGAAGCGCCGAGCCTGCGCACCGGCCGCCCTCGCGGCACGCCAGTCGCGCTCACCGCCCGCCAGCGTGAGCACGCCCGCGACGTGCTCGGCATGAGCGACGAGGAATACGCGGCCGAACTGGTCGACGCGCAAGGGCGCGGCAAGATGTTGGGAGCCCGGTCATGACCGATTTCCAGGGCGAAGAGGGCTTCATGGGCGCACGCACTGCGCGCCCAGGCTATCGCGATCTCGACGCGGACGAGGCGCGTCCTGGCTACGTCGATCACATGGACCGTGCGCGGCGCAGGATTAGCGAGCTGCGCGCCCAGTACGGCGACATGGACGACGACAACGACAGCGACGTCTACCTCGACCGTTTCTATGCCGAATCACCCCCCGGCTGGACCTACGAGTGGAAGACCCACACGGTTTTTAACAAGACGTTCCCTCACTACACGACGCAGCTCCTGCGCAGCGGCTGGAGCCCGGTTCCGGCCAATCGGCACAGGGAGTTGCTCTATCCGGAATATACTGACGAGAGCATCATTATCGACGGCCTTATGTTGATGGAGAGACCGAAGGAGTTGACAGATCGCCGAAGATTGCGCGAGAAACTGAAGGCCACCGATCAAGTGCGCAATTCGGAAGCGAAACTTGTCGAGGCGCCCGCCGGTACGGCGCCCCGCGACGCTCATCGGAAAACGCAACCTCGGGTGGGGTCCACCGTCGGCCCCATAGGTGTTCCCGACTAGGGCGGTAGGTGAGAGTGCGGCGCTCGTGCTCTCGCTTTGAAGACTGAATGTCTCGTCCGGCGCTCGGTGAGACGAACCCTAAAACCCCGCTCTTGCGGAAGGGATCGTCATCACCATGCCCAACCCCAACGCGCCTTTCGGCTTCGCTGACAGTCACCGCCTCGGCGCCGCCGTCAATTATCAGATGTCGCGGCGCTGGATCAGCGCCAGCAACCCCACCCCGATCTTCACCAACGATCCGATCGTCCAGCTGAGCACCGGCTACGTCGCCCAAGCTACGCCTGGAACGACGCAGATCGGCGGTATCTTCATTGGCTGCGAATACATGTCGATCAGCCAGAAGAAATGGATCGCCTCGCCCTGGTGGCCGGGTAGCGACGCCGTCGTCTCCGGCACCGGCTTCGACGTCCACGCGAAGATCATCGACGACCCCTTAACGGTCTTCAGGGTTCAGCCCAACGGGCAGGCGACGCTCGCGATGATCGGCATGAACGCGCAATTTGCGATCGGCGCGGGCAATACGCAGACCGGCCGCTCCGGCGCGACGCTTGACGTCGTCACCAACCCGCCCGCCGTCACGGCGACCTTCCCGTTCCGCATCGTCGACCTTGTTCGCGATCCGCCGGGAGCCCCCGGTGCGGACCCCACGACTCCGTATAACTGGGTCTACGTCACCTTCAATAATCAGGATTACAAATCCTTGACGGGGATCTGAGGAGGATCTGACCGATGGCCGTCTCAGTCGCCCAGGCTTACGACCTGCTGTTCCCCGGCCTCCGCAAGGTGGCCGGTCAGTATAAGGATCTCGATCGGATCTATCCCAAGATCTATAAGGTCGATAAGTCCTATATGTCCGTCGAGCGTACAGCATCGATGAGGTATTTGGGGCTTGCGGCTCTGAAGAATGAGGGCGGGCCGACTACGTTCGACAATCAAGCGGGCGAGCGTTACGTCTATAATCAGTACCACAAAGAAATTGGGCTCGGTTATGCTTTCACCAGAAAGATGATCGACGATAATTTGTACAAGAGGCAATGGCAACCAAGTAACCTTGGACTACAGAAATCTTTCAACCAGACCAAGGAAATCTATGGGGCCTACCCATTAAACATGGCGACGGTCTACGATCCTACCATTCTTGGGGATCAGCAGCCGCTCTGTTCTTTGAACCATCCGATCGATACTGGCGTCGTTGCGAACCGATTCCCGATCGATATGGATCTCAACGAGGCGTCGCTGCTCAACGCGCAGGCCTCGATTCGCGGCTTGTTCCGAGACAACGCAGGCCTCCGCATGCAGGCCCGCGCCAGGAAGCTGGTCGTTCCGATCGCGCTCGAACCGATCGCCATCCGGCTGCTTCGCACCGTCTTGCGGCCTGGAACCAACGACAACGACGTCAACGCAATCCCCGAGACGTCAGGCGGCATCCCCGACGGGCATCTCGTCCACGACTACCTAACATCGCCGACGGCTTGGTTTGTAATGACGGACCAAGAGGGCCTCCTATACTTGCAGCGCGTAAGCTTTGAACTCGATATGCAGGTGGATTTTACTAGCGACAACTTGCTTGTCAAAGGTTACGAGAGGTACTCATTTGGGTACTTCGACTTTAGATCTATCTGGGGCTCGTTCCCGACGCAATAAAGCTTAGGAACTACGATGTCAGCCTCGGTTTCATCTGGACCGCTCGTCGCCCTCGGAGGCCTAACCGGCGCTCCCCCAGGGCAGCAGCCCGCCGAATATTCGCAGCAGATCGGCCCCAGCATGTTCTGGAGCGGATTCGGCATCCCTGTCATCGGCGGCAAGGCCAACAAGGACAACATCAACCCTGGCGCCATCCCGGCGATCTACGCGGGCTCGCCGATCCAGACCTTGAACTCTGTCCCGGTCCCTGGCGGCGCGACGCTGGCGAGCGGCACGGCCACGAACGGCGTTCCCTTGAACAACGCGGTCGCGTTCTCCGCTGGCATTGCGCCAGGGACGGGCGCGATCGTCAACGGCCAGCCGGTCAGCAACGCGATCGGCCTCGACATCGCGATCGACAAGGCGGCGTGCGCGGCGAACCAAAACATCATCAACCTCTTGGTCGCCTCGCGCCCGAACGTCTGGCGCTACTCCAAGGGCATGTGGCTCGCCCTCGCTGGAGCCGGAGCCGGAGGTTCGACACTGTTCGCCCAGATCCTGGCGATTAACACGGCGATTTGGCAGCTCACGCTCTCGCAGAACGCTGCGGTCACGCAGGCCTCCTGCGAGGTGGGGCTGACGAATCGGTACAGCCTCTATGACTTCGGCAACCCGGCGCCGACTGGCGTGGCCGCCTTTGCATCGAGCGGCATGGGCCGGTTCCTGATCCCCGAGTGCGCCACCGCGCGCGGCGTCGGCGTCACGGGCGTCGCGGCCTCGACCGGCGGCAACATGCTGATCCAGGGGCTCGACATCTTCAACCAGCTCACGAGCGAGGTCATCGCCGTCGGGGCTGGCGCGGTCACGACCTACGGCAAGAAGACCTACAAGGTTTTCCTCTCGGCGACGCCGCAGTTCAACAACGCCACCAACTACACGGTCGTCACCTCGGACTTGATCGGCCTGCCGCTCTCGGTCCTGCCGCCGCCCGCGCCGCAGCCGGTCTTGCTTTTCGGCGGCGTGGCCGAGGCGGGCGTCGTGACCCAGTACGCCGATCCGACCAACCCGGCGACGACGTCGAGCGGCGATCCGCGTGGCGCCCTCCAGCTGTCGGCGAAGGGACCTGTTGCTGGTGCGACTTTCACTGGTCCTGACGGGGCAAGTGTGGTTTCCGTCACTCAGACGATCTCAGCGATGGCGGCGTGCTTCGGGAACATGTTCAACCCCAGCCCGCTATTCGGCGTGACACCCGTCTGAAGGAGGCTTCTATGCGAGGCGAATCTGATCGGGAATGCAGGGCTAACGGCGGCAGCGCCCCCCAAGGGCCGACCGCTTTCAAACGACAGGGCCGCAAGAATATCGAGCGCGAAGCGCGCGGCTCTCACCCCAAGAACACGCCGGACGACGCGACTTCGCGCGGCGACGGACCGCTCTTCCGGGCTGACGGCGGCGCAGCGGTCGTCGATCGCAAGGATGGCGGTGGACTCATCGCGCGCCTGAAGGGCGGGCGTGTGAAGAAGGCTTTCGGCGGCACGATCAGCGGCGGTGGTAAAGCGCCTTCGATGGGTCGAGCCGCTCGCGCCAAAGGTGGCATGGTCAAAGGCGATGTCAGCGTCGGCGCGGATCTTCATCCCAGAACCCATGCCGGTGGTCATGGCCCGAAAGGCCGGAAGATCAACTTGGGGGATAGGATTCCTTAATTCGGAGAGACGCCACAGGTCGATCTTGTCGAACCGGCAGCCCAGCCTTTCATCGGGGCGTCTGTATCCGCATCGCCCGCCCAGTGCGGGCGTTTTTTTTAGGAGTGCGAAATGCGCCCGATCACAGTGACCGCTGGCCCAGCCGCTGGCCCGTCGAGCATGATCCGTCTCGACGAGTGGGCGGACGCGCCTGTCGGCGTTCAGGTCTCGGTCCTCTCCGGCGCGCCCAACTTCACCGTCCAGCATTCCTTCGACGATCCAAACGATCTCATTAGCCCGGTGCCTGTCGGCTCGATGTTCTGGGACACGGGGCTCGTCCCGGCCGGAGCTGTCGGCGGAACGGCGGGCCTCACGTTCTCGATGGCGACGGCGCCGCTTTGGATGCGCCTCCTCTTCAACTCAGGCACAGGCCAAGCGAAGATGGTCATTACCCAGTACAACGTCGTCGAGGGATGATGTGCGCGCGATCACCGCCATTGTGCTTCCGGGCTCGGCCAATCTTCAGGCGATGATCCGCATGGACAACTTCGCGACGGCGGTCCTCGGCGGCCAGATCGTCGCCTTGGGCGGCGCCTCGTACACACTCGCCCATTCGTGCGACGACCCAAACGATCTCGTGAGTCCGGTGCCGGTTAACTCCATGTGGTGGGACAACTCGCTCCTGCCGTCCGAGCTACAGGGCATCGTGGGCGTGAGCGGCAGCTTTCAGATGATGGCCACGCCGCTATGGTTCAGGCTTCTCCTCGTCAACGGCCAAGGCTCGGTGCGTTTGACGCTGCTTCAGGTGGGTGAGCACAGCCACTCCAACATCACCTCGGGGCCGTTCGCGCCGCCTGACGCGCCCGACCAGGGGCTGCCGTTCGGCGACAACTTTAGGGCGATGGCGAAATGAGCAACGGCCTCGTCACCCAGCCCAGCAATACGAGCGGGGCTTTCGGCTTCTTTCCCTCGACCGGAGAGGTGACGCTCAACGCGCTCTCGCGGATTCGGATTCGCGGGCCGATGGTCCTCGCCGAGCATCTGCATCAGGCCTGGATGGAAGCGAACCTGATGCAAGTCGAATGGTCGAACCGGGGGCCGAATCTCTGGAAGGTCAGCGAACTGGTGTTCGACATCGATTCCAGCGCTGCGACCTATGCCATCCCCTCGACCACGATCATGGTTCTCAACGTCACGATCGGCATAAACGACCCGCCGAACGAGCAAGAGCTGACCATCACGCCGATGACGCGGCAAGAATACACGATGCAGCCCAACAAGATGCAGCAGGGGCGACCGACGACATTCTGGTTCGACCGTCAGATCTCGCCATCGATCACGCTCTGGCCCTGGCCGAATCAGGCCTATCACTGCCATGTCTGGAGCTTCGGCCAGCAGATGGACGCGGTCCAGCGCGGGGCGATGCAGATGGACGTTCCCTATCGCTGGCTCGACGCGGCGGCAGCCGGTCTCGCGGCGCGCCTCGCGGTGCACTACGCGCAGGATCTTGAAGTGACGCGCGCTGCGATGGCGAAGCAGGCCTACGATTACGCCGCGACGCAGGACACGGAAGACGGCTCGATCTATCTTCTGCCGATGGTGCAGAGCTACTACGATTGAGGTACGCCGATGGGCTATGCATCGCGATCCGGCCGCGCCGTCACCAACCCGCACGCACCGCGCGCGTTTGGCGTTTGTGACCGTTGCGGGCTGTGGTGGAATCTCCACAAGCTCGGCTATCAGTACGAGTGGCAGGGCACCAAGCTCATAAACACGCGCAAGCGCGTCTGCTTGCAGTGCAAGGACCGGCCGAATCCGCAGATGAAGGCGAGGCTGGCGCCGCCTGATCCGGTGCCCGTGTACGATCCGCGTCCCGAGAATTTCATCGCCTCGCGCTTCGACCCGACGCCGATCGCGGGCAACCCGCTCGCGCAGGAAGGACGGCCTCGGCCGCCCATGTCGAATGCGATCTTGACCGATCCGCAACCGGGAGGGCCGATCACAATTGAATAAGCCCTTCCAGCCGCCCATCACGCCCGATCCGACGCTGCCCTCGCCAGCGCCGCCTCCCCCTGTGCCGGGGCCTGCGGTCTTCGGACCGAGCCAAGCGCCGATTAACGAGACGCCGATCTCGATGCTGCCTCCGGCTGCCGTGCTGAGCGGCGCGGAGTGGGCGCCGCTGCTTCAGGGCGGGATCACGGTCAAGGCCCAGCTGACCGCGATGCTCAACTTCATCCAGTTGCCGACGCCGGTCTCCGTCGCTCTGGGCGGAACGGGGACGAGCTTCTTCCCGCTCTACGGCCTTCTCTTCGGTGGCCCGGAGCAGTTCGGCACGATCTATCCCGATCCGGGCGGCGCGGTTCTCGTCGGCGGCGCGCCTCCGCATTGGACGGGGACCGGCGACGTCGGGACCTTCCTTCAGGGCCAGGGCGCGGGCAACGATCCGATCTTTTCGCCGATCGCGGGCATTCCCGGTCCGTCTGGGGCGCAGGGACCGGCAGGGGCGCAGGGCCGCCCAGGCGTGCAAGGGCCGCAGGGTATCGCGGGGCCGACAGGCCTCCAGGGACCGGCGGGCAATACCGGACCGCCAGGACAGCTGACGGTCATCGTCGGCAGCTTCACGAACAACGCCCCCTCGGCGCTGCCGCCGAGCGGTTTGATCCCCCCGAACTGGGATAGCGCGGGGAATCCGCCCGCCCAGGTCCAGATGCAGAAGGGGCAGGGGCTGGTCGACACCGTCACTGCGGATGTCTGGGAGTTTGTCGGCACGGGCTACACGCCGGGAGGCTGGGTCAACCTCGGCGCCGTGCAGGGGCCACCTGGGGCGAACGGCCCGCAAGGCATGCAGGGCATTCAGGGGCCGGGTGGACCGACCGGCGCGGCAGGCCCGCAAGGACAGCAGGGCGCTCTCGGCGCGCAAGGTTTGACGGGTCCGCAAGGCCCTCAAGGCACGCAGGGGCCAGCTGGACCGGCAGGGCCGCAGGGAATCGACGGTCCGCAGGGCGAGCAAGGCCAGGACGGCCTGCAAGGCCCCGAGGGCGATCCTGGGCAGCCTGCTCAGTCCGTGCTCGTCGTCGGCAGCTTCACGGTGAACACGCCGGACATGCTGCCGCAGTCCGGCTTTCTCCCGATCAATTGGGATTCGGCCGGAGTCCCGCCGACAAACATCCAGATGCTCCTCGGGCAGGGGCTCATCGACACGAACACGAGCGCGATCTGGGCCTATGTCGGGACATCGATCTCTCTCACGGGCTGGGCCAATATCGGCAACGCCGTCGGCCCGCCCGGTCCGTCCGGCGCGCAGGGGATTGCGGGTCCGGCAGGCGATACCGGGCCGGAGGGGCCGACAGGGCCGCCCGGACCTCAGGGCTCGGCGGGTCCGACCGGGGGGACGGGGCCAGCTGGCCCGCAAGGCCCAGCAGGGCCAGCCGGAGCGACCGGGGGCCAGGGACCGCAGGGCGCCACCGGATTAACCGGCGCGACGGGGGCAGCCGGGCCGACGGGGCCTCAGGGGCCGATCGGATTGACCGGGCCGATCGGATTGACCGGACCGGCCGGACCGGAGGGGCCGCAAGGCGTTCAGGGGCCAACCGGACTGACCGGACCCACTGGGCCGCAGGGCGTGGCAGGCCCAACCGGACCGCAGGGGATTGCGGGTCCGGAGGGGCCGCAAGGCAACGACGGACAGACCGCGATTATCGTCGGCTCTTTCGGCGCGTCGAAGACGATCGCCGAGCTGCCCACCAACGGCATCATCCCCGCGAACTGGGACGCCCCTGGCGTGCCGCCCGCGCAGCTGACGATGGAACTCAGCCAAGCGCTCGTCTACACGCCCGACGAACATGTCGTGGTCTATGTCGGCACGAGCGTCGTGACGGCCGGATGGGTCGACATGGGGGCGACCGAGGGGCCGCCAGGACCGACAGGTGCGACCGGGCCGCAGGGCGTGGCAGGGCCAGCTGGCCCGAACGGCGCAACTGGACCGGCAGGGCCTCAAGGACCAATCGGCCCGACGGGCGTGGCAGGCCCGACCGGATCGCAGGGGCTACAGGGACCCGCTGGCCCGACCGGCTCGGCCGGACCCGCTGGCGGCACCGGCCCAGCCGGACCGCAAGGCCCCGCAGGACCGACAACCGTCTCCGCGAATGCGGGGAATTTCGCGACGCTCGGGACCGATAACCTCATCTTCGTCCCGACTCCGGTGACCTCGAACGCGGTCGCGCCGACGAATCCTCCTGCGAATCAGCTGTGGTTCGATCTGACGGGCGGTCAGACGTACATCTGGGTGAACGACGGCAACTCAAGCCAATGGGTTGTGGCGAACAACGCCAGCGCCGCGATGCAGGGCTACCTCCCCCTCATAGGCGGCGCACTCAGCGGACCCCTGACCGGCACGGCGCTGACTCTCAGCGGCATGCTGACGGGCGTGAACGCCACGCTCACGGGCGCGCTCGCCGCCAGCGGCGGCGGCACGCTCGGCGGCACATGGACGACCAGCGGCGCTTGGACCTTCAGCAACAATGTGACCGTCAACGGCGCGATCACGACGGGCGCGTTGACGGCCAACAACGGCGTCACGATCGAGGGCACTCTCCCCAGCGGGCCATGGGCGACCTACGGCCAAGTGATCGATGGCGGCACGGACGGGGGATGGATTGCGCTGAACGCTGCGGCGACCGGCACTGCGACAAATGCCGGTTGCGGCATCATGAGTTATGTCGGCGGCCCCACCATGCCGCGCTGGCTTCTCATGCTCGGCAACGGCGCGGCCGAGACCGGCGCCGAGGCTGGCTCCGATTTCCAGATCAACGCTTACGACGATACGGGCGCCAATATGGGCGTTCCGTTCGCGATCGCCCGCGCGACTTTCGGCGCGACCTTCTCCGGCATGCTCAATGCCAACGGCGGCCTGACCATTCAAGGTCAGGTGACGCAAAGTCAGCCTTACGGTGGGCTTGGCCAAGCCAGCCCTGGCTTTACCTATTTCGTCGCTGCGGAAGGTAACGATTGCTTCCTAAGCTTTGTGATCCCCAACTATATCGGGACGAATTTCGGCGTAAGCATGAATAGTTATCTCTACTATGGCGGCTTCTCATTTGGCGCAAACGTCCTCTGGCAGATGTGGTCCTCGCGCGACTTCGCCAATCCGGCTTGCGATTACCGGATCAAGGAGAACATCGCGCCGCTGCCCTCGACTTGGGCGCGGGTCAAGGCGCTGAAGCCGATCAGCTATCGCCAGAAGGAATATTCCCACGCCAGCGCGCCGAGGGGCACGAAACCGCTCCTTGAGGCCGATCCTAGAGAACGCTGGGGCTTTGTCGCTCACGAATTGCAAGAGACGCTCGGTGAGACTGCGGCTCATGTGAACAAGGATCATCCTGATCAGCTTCAGGCGCCGAACACGTTGGCGGTGATCGCGGCGCTAACCAAGGCGTTGCAAGAGGCGATGGCGCGCATCGAAGCGCTGGAAGCGAAGGTCGCCTGATGGCTGCTCTCGATTGGCCAGCCTCGCCCACCGTCGGGCAACAGTATTCGGGAGGCGGCGTCTCGTGGACCTTCGATGGGGTCAAGTGGACGGCGTCTGGACTCTCTCCCGGTTTCCTGCCGCTGATCGGCGGCGCGCTCACGGGCGACCTCTCGATCAGCGGGCCGGACGCGAACACGCTCTCGCTCGCCGCTGCGGGCACCAACTGGCCCGGAGTCAGGTTCACCATCGCCTCTGGGAAGGGCGCGTGGATCGGCTCTTATGTCGGCGCAACCGAGCGCTGGGAGATCGACCTCGGCAACGGCATCGCTGAATCGGGCTCCAACGCGGGCTCGAATTTCCAGATCGCGCGCTACTCCGACACGGGCGTCTTCATCGACGATCCGATCGTCATCAACCGGGCGAACGGCTCCGTCTATTTGTCCCAGTCTCTCGTCGCGCCGAACGTGGTGGGGGCGAACCGGCTCGACAATGGCGACATGCGGATCGACCAGCGCAACGGGTCTGGAAGGAATGTTTCCGGCAGCGCTTGGGTTTGCGATCGGTGGTATTATTTCGGCACGGCGGCGGGGATGATCCAGTGGACACAGATCGCCGCCACGGGAGCGCCTTTGAACGCTGGCTTCCCGTATTGCATGAATTTCAAATCGCTGTCGGCGCACACGATCGCCGCCGCTGATCAATATTTCCTTTATACGGCTATCGAAGCCGACAGAATGAGCGATTTTCGCTGGGGAACAGCGCAGGCGCAGCCGGTCACACTGAGTTTCTGGGCGGAGTCTAGCAAGACCGGCAGTTTCAGCGGCAGCCTTCAGAATTACGCCGGGACGAGATCGTATCCCTTTTCCTTTTCGTTGCCGACCGCAAACACTTGGACGCAGATCAGCATCACGATTCCCGGCGACACGGCGGGTACGTGGATATTAAGCGGCAATGCCGGGGCGCTCTTGCTCAATTTCGATCTTGGTTGCGGCTCGACCTACAAACATGCGGCTGGAGCATGGGCGGCCGGAAATTATTATGGCGTGACCGGCGGCCAAACGATCGTGAACACGAACAACGCCACCTACAACATCACGGCGGTCAAGCTGGAGATAGGCTCCGTAGCAACGGCGTGGCAGCGCAAGACGCTGGCTGAGAGCCTGACCGATTGCCAGCGGTACTACGAGTCTTGCGGATCGCCGCAGGTCCCGATGGGCATAGGCTTTGTTACCGCGTTCACATACATTGGCGCAACTGTTGCCTACGCCGGAACTTTTATGCCCTTTGCGACGACGAAACGCGCCGCGCCGAGCGTCACCATGCACTCGACGGCGACCGGCGCAGCAGGAGTGATCTCAGATTCAAATTCGAGCGTGGATGTGACTTGCAACCTACAGGTCCTAGGCGCTGGGTTTATGTATTTCGCGAACGCTGCCAACCCCGCTGCCAACGTAAATTTTCAAGGCTATTGGGAGGCCAGCGCGGATATCTGACATGACCTACACGCTTTCGCCATTCCCGACGATGGTCATCCGCGACGCGGATCAGGCGCATATCCCGTTCGATCCAGCCAACATGGACTATCAGAAATATCTCGCGTGGCTCGATGCGGGGAACACCCCCAACCCACCTCAGATCGCCGCGCCGCCTGAAGTCTCGCAGCCGATGCCCGTCACGATCGAACAGCTCGTGCCGCCGCCCGCCCCGGAGCCTCCAGCTCCGCCTCCCGCAGCTCCACCTCCGACTCCTCCTCCACCTCCCGTCAAAGGAGGCCTCACGGGGATATGAGCTACACCTACGCCAGCTTTCAGACCGCGCTCGCGTCGGAAATGGTCGTTCCGAACAACAACGTGAACGATCCGAATTTCGTTCTCATCCTGCCGACGATCATCGATTACGCCGAGCAGCGCTGCTATCGCGAACTCGACTGCCTGCACGCCGAGACGCAGCAATGGTTTCCGATGGTTCCCTTCCAGCGCGCGCAGCAATTCCTGGCGAGCGAGGCCACCTTCTCGAACCCGGCTCCGGCGCAGCAGATCCTCATCGTCGAGCGCGTCTCGATCCAACCCGTCGGCGCGACGCCCCAGGTCGCTGGCGTGGCGCCCACGTCGGGAGGCGAGCCCGCCCTTCCGACCACGGTCGACTATCTCGACGCGATCTATAGCGGCCTGTTTCCGAATCCGGGTCCCTCCGGGCGGCCCGTCAATTTCGCCCCGCTCACCGACACAATCCTGGCCTTCGGCCCCACCCCGGACCAGGCCTACTCCTTCGTCATCCACGGCAAGTGCAGGCCGGTCCCGCTCTACAACGCGCCGCCGAAGGACGGGACGCAGACGACGTTCCTCACCTCGGTCTTGCCCGATTTGTTCCTAGCGGCCGCTATGGTTTCCGCGTCCGGCTATCGCCACAACTTCGGCGCTCAGTCCGACGATCCGCGCATGGCGGTGAGCTGGGAGGGCCAGTACAACGAGCTGCTGGGCTCGGCGAAAAACGAAGAGACCCGGAAGCGCTTCCTCGGCTGGAACCAGATGTCGTCCTACAGCGCGAGCCAAGCGGCGCAACCGCAACCGGCCCCGGCGGGATGATCGATGCCCTTCAGCACCGTCAAGCTCATGCCCGGAGTCAAGGCGGTCCAGACGCCTACGCTCCTCCAGGCGAATGTCGTCGCCTCGAACATGATTCGCTGGAGAGGCGGCCTGCCGGAGAAGTACGGCGGGTGGATGAATTTTTTCAGCAACCTCGGGACGTCCGGCGGCCCTGGAAACGCGACGGTCGCCGGGATCTCGCGCGAGCTATGCGCCTGGGCTGATCTCAACATCGCCAACCATCTCGCGATTGCCGGGACGGCGGGGCTCAACGTCCTCACGCCGACGCCGAACGGCACGCCAGCGAATCAGAACGTCACGCCGACCTACGTCGTCAGCACCGATCCGGGCATGACGTTCACGACGACGGCGGGCTCGCCGATCGTCACGATTTACGACCCCTCGGCCCAGATCAACAACTACTCCTCGGTTCAGATCCAATGCCATGTCGCCGTCGGCGGCATCATCATCTTCGGCATGTTCCCCATCCTCACGATGCTGACGGCGGAACAGTACGAGATCATGCTGCCCTTCGACGCGGTCACCGACGACGCCACCGCTGGGCCGTGCGTCGCCTCGTTCGCCACGGTCGACAACAGCGAAGTGGTCACCGTCAATTTGCCCGACCATGGGCTGGTGGTGGGCTCAACCTTCGCCCTTCCGGTGCCGACGATCGTCGGCGCGGAGGGCGAGGTCACGCTTCAGGGCTTCTACAACGTCCAAGTCATCATCGACGCGAACAACTTCATCATCTTTGCGCAGACCTCCGTCCCAACGGCGGCCACCGTGTGGGAGGGCAATGCTGCCACGGGCGACAACGGCCTGCCTCAGATGATCTATTGGACGACGCAGGCGCCGCTTCTCCCGAACTCAGGCTGGGGCGTCGGCGGCTGGGGCGTCGGCGGCTGGGGCTCCGGCGCGCAGCCGGTGCCGATCGGAGGCTCCCCCTTCCCGCCGCCTCCTGGGACGATCGGGTTCGGCAACGTCTCGGGCGACGACTGGAGCCTCGCGAACTGGGGCTCGCAGCTGATCTCGAACGCGACCAATGGGCCGCTGTTCTACTGGGACCCGATCAGCGGCATTCAGAACTCAGGCGTGATCGCCAACGGGCCGGACTACGCGACCGGCTTTTTCATCGGCATGCCTGAACAGCAAATCGTCGCCTATGGAGCAAGCACGGCGCAGATTCAGGACCCGATGCTCGTCGCTTGGTGCGACAACGCCGACTATACCGACTGGACCGCAAGTGTTTCCAATCAGGCTGGAACATACCGGCTGACGCGCGGAAGTAGAATTGTAGGTGGCATCCAGGGGCCTCAACAGGCGATGCTTTGGACAGACGTTGGGCTCTGGGCCATGGCGTACATCGGATACCCTGACGTGTTCGGTTTCAACGAGATCGCGCAGGGCTGTGGACTTATCGGGAAGCACGCCATCGCGGTGTACGGGCCTCAGGTTTTCTGGATGTCGCGCGACGCCTTCTGGATGTACTCGAACGGCGTCGTGCAGCGGCTCGCCTGCGACGTCTGGGACGTCATCATCAAGAACCTGAACAGCACGAGGGACAGCAGCGGGAATTATATCTATTTCCCGCACATCCGAGGCGCGGCGAACAGCGGCTACGACGAGGTCACTTGGCACTTCCCCTCGCAGGCCTCGACCAACGGCGAAAACGACAGCTGGGTCAAATTCAATCCGGTCACGGGCGAGTGGGACTACAGCCTCTCGACCCCGCAGCAAGGCATGATTGGCAAGACGCCGATCAATGTGACGGCGTGGATCGACAACAACATTTTCGGCCACCCGCTCTCGTCGATGATCGCCCTCCCAAGCGCGACCAGCTCCATGATCATGACGCACGAGATGGGAATGGACGCCAACGGCTCCCCGATCAATTGGATGATCCAGACCGGGTTTTTCATGCTCAGCGACGGCGAGGACAAAGTCTTCGTCGACTTCCTGCTGCCCGACTTCCGCTGGCGGCGCTGGCAGGAGCCGCAGAGCGTCAGCGCCCAGGTCCAGATCACACTCTACACGGCCGAATATCCGGACGATCCTCAGGATCAGTGGGTGGCCTACGGCCCCTTTATTGTCACGAACGCCACTGGAGGGATTGAGCCCCGAGCAAGAGGGAGGTATTTCTTCGCCGAGATTCAGGGCAACGACCTCGGATCTTTCGTTAGGTTGGGCGGTATAAAATTCCGGTTCGCTCCCGACGGGAGGAACTGAGTTGGCGGGCCAGATCAGCGGCGGCGAATTGCAGACGTTGATCTCAACTCTGCAAAACGGAAACACGCAACTAGGCCACATCTACTCGTCGCTCGGCGGCGTCGCAGCGCTTAGCTCTCTCGCCTCGTCGCTCTCCGCAATCGCCTCGGCCGCCGTCGCCATGCAGATGAGCGAGGTTGTGGCGCAAGCTGGCCCTGGCTCAGCGGACCCGCTGCCGGACGCGCCCGAGGGCTACGTCACCATCAATATTCCTGGCGTCGGCGAGCGTCTCATCCCTTACTACCCGGTGAGCTAGATGAACGGCTCCGGCTACAACCCGTCGTCGATTGCGATCAAGCGCATGCTCGGCGCGACGCGGCCGGTTCGCCCGCCGAGAATGCCCACGCCGAACGCGAACCCGAAACTTGGCGGGTCTCTCAATCTCCGCTCGATGATGCGGCCAGGGCGCGCGTTCGGCGGCCCGATCTCCGACAGTCCCGAGAGCCCGTTCACGGGCGGCATCATGTCGCTCGGGGCAGGCCGCGCCGACGACGTCCCGATGCATGTCCCCGACGGGGCCTACGTCGTTCCAGCCTGGGGGGTCAGTCACCTGGGCGAGGGGAACACCATGAGCGGCATGGCTGTGCTCAAGGGCATGTTCGGCAGCCCGTGGGGCGCGCCGAAGCAGGGCGGGCCATGGGGCGCGCCATCGCCGAAGCTTCCTGTCGGCAAGGGCGTCGGGATTCCGAAGCCGCCGCCGATGCACTTCCAGCCGCCCAACTTCTATCCGCAGGGCATGTCGGCGCAGAACCCGGCGGACCCGAGACAGAAGCACGGCGGCGCGGCGCGTGGCGCTGGCCCTGCGGTCCCGATCAATGCGAGCGGCGGTGAGTTCGTCATCGATCCGGCCGAGGTCTCGCGGATCGGCGACGGCAACGTCGATAAGGGCCACCTCGTCCTCGACAAGTGGCTCGTCAGACTCAAGAAGGAAGCCGCGAATACGCTCGCGAAACTTCCGGGGCCAGCCAAATGA